TAGGGCACCAGCCAATCAGGTGGCCAGCAATACTCCCAGTTGTCGGGGTTGGTCAGACATGGAAAAACAACCACCCGCCAGAAAGCTGACAGGTAGTTGCGAGTGACGATGAGTTGATCGAAGGCCCGCCGAAACGGGCCATGCTGTCGCCTAGAACTTGTACTTCGAACCAAGCTTGAGGCCGTAGCTGTTGCTTTTGGCGCCAGTGGCCATGCTCACTTCGGTGTAGATACCGAGCTTGCCGTCCTTGGTGACATCAGCGCTCAGGCCGGTCTTGGCGGAGAAGTTGTAGTCGGTTGCGCCACCTTCGGGGAACACGATCTGAGGGCCACCTTGGATGTACCAAGGACCAGCCTCGTAACCAACGTGGGCGTCAATCGCACCACCGCCAGAGGTCTGGTTGCCAGCGAAGCCGAGGTTGTACTCGGGGTTCACATAGAAACCGTCAGCTTTGGCTGCAGGCACAAAGGCGGCACCCAGTGCCACGCAGGCGAGAGCAGCAGAAGCAGTCTTAAACATTGGAGTGTTGTAACACAACATCCCCGAAAGTTTACCGACGTTGTCTACGTAGCCGGTTTATCAAGTGGATCTTCAAACGGATCCTTTCCGCCACGGCAGATAACAACCGCACGCTTGTAGAAGTAGGAGTCGGTCTTGCCCGCGTCTTCCAGCACTTGTTTGATCTTGTGCCAGTTGTCGCGGGTGTGCTGATCCACCTATCTGCCTTGGCCGCGATACTTCTTCCTACCGTGGCTGGCTTTTGAGTGTTGACCCGCACCTTGACGGGTTTTCTTAGGCTTTCCAGGGCGGTGCTCAATCCGCCCCAGCGCCGTCTTCGACTTGACTGCCATCAGTCGTCAGCAATGCTGGCTTGATAAGCAGCAACGACTTCATCGGTCCAGAGTGCCGTAGCAACTGCTTGCATCTCGGCGCACTCTTCGCTCATATCATCACCAGGCGACTTGACGTGGCGGTGATAAGTGCGTCCCACTTCGACACCATCCTTTTCAACAATGTCCGCACGACGGCATTGCAGGATGTTGTACGGCGGGATAATTTCGATCTTGTGTTCACAGCGTTCGGTAAAAGCCATTAGGGTCATCCTCCAGATGAGACAGGTTTAAGGCTTAGTTTTGAGCCGTTGCGGGCTAAACAAGTTAAGAAACCTGATAGGTTCCTGTCATTCTGATGATTGTAGAGTTTCCAAATGCTGAATTAGAATAGTTGCTGTTGGAGTTTTGCCCCCTCAACAGTGAGGTAGTTCCGCTTGCCAGCAGCATAAGCAGATTGCCCTTTCCGTCTGTGGTAATAGTGCTCATTCCGGTAGCAACAGAAGTCCCGTTTGTATTGCTGATGGAGAAAGGCAGCCCTGCTATCGTTGCCGCTCCAGTAGCCGATCCCTTGCTGGATAATTGGATGTCCACTACAAAGCGAACAACATTTCCAACTTTTGTGTAGGTGCCCCTTTGAAGGGCGTAAGAAATACCAGTCGATGCGCCACCAAAATTTAAGGCAGGAGTCCAAGTCCCCTCCTCATAATCATCCAGCGCGTTGTCAGTAGACGTGTCGCCGTTGAAGGTTAGACCGCCAGTAGTGAGGATTGATGCACGGGTGCTTCCGTTGACAAGAAAATCAAGTCGATCATCAGAAACTATAAAGTTTGACGATCCACTTCCAGAAAGAGAAAGTCCTGCATAGTCACTGGAATCAGCAACTAGGATTACTGTCCCACCGGACCCAGAAACGTGCAGTTTTTCTGTCGGGGATGCCGTTCCAATGCCAACACGGGCAGAGCTATCGAAACTGAGACTGTCGCTTGCGGCATCGTTGTGCCTTATGTTGTTCGCAATAATGCGGCTCATGATGCACCTCCTTCAAGTGCGGTAAGGCGAGCCTCAAGGGAGGCGTTGGCGGTTTCTAGTGCTTCTATCTTGGCAAGTGCTTCCTGCAACGCAGCGGTTAGCAGCGGCACCAGCTTGGATTGGTCGATGCCTTGATAGACGGGGTTGCCGTCAGCATCTACTTCGTTATGCGTGCCAGTAACAGCTTCTGGGACAACGGTTTGTGCTTCGTGAGCAAGGAAACCGTCAACTAAGGTGTCAGTCTCGTCAGCAATAAAGTTGAACCGTTTTGGTGCAAGTTGCTTGACGCGGGTGATTGCGCCGTCAAGGTCGACAACGTTTTCCTTGAGACGGTAGTCAGAAGACGTGTTGTAAGAAGTAGAGGAAGACGTGTGGGAAATACTGCCAACCAGCGTGCTGGAGTTGGCGTAAAACAGTGCAAAGTTGCCAGTTCCTACGTCGTCTCTCAAGCGAATGCCGTCGTCATTACCGCCATACGGAATATTTAATTTACATCCACCTGGGTCAGCAGCACCACCCAAATCAAACCGTCCATCACTCGTAATCCTCATCCGCTCCGTCGGAGAAGACGCGCCATTGGTAGTGGTTAGGAAAACTAGGCGTCCTGGCATGTCGTCGGCGCCAGGGGTGGTATCTACAAAAGCTGCAATACGAGCAGCCTCTACAAAATTAGTTCCGTCTGCACCTTGAAATGAAATATTTCCAAGGTTATTCTGACCTGAAACTAAGTCATAGCCACCAATCCCGCCGTGTGAGCGACCAAAATACTGCCAGGGACCGGAACCAGAATTGCTGCTTGTGTTGTTACTTGTAAGCGATAAATGGTAGAGACCCTTTGCTGACGTTCCGCTTGATTCAATTTGAAGTGTTGGAGTTTCTCCTGATGCTCCGTTGTTGAATTTGTCACGCGCACTAGACGTGCCAACTAACAGCCTGCCGGAGCTGTCGATGTTGACCGAATCGTCAGACGCGCTGCCGTTGATGTCTAGCGGTCCAAGATCGATGTTGCCGGTGCTTTCCTCAACAATGAAGGTGCCGCCGTTCTTCGCAGGGATCGTGATGCTGGTGTCTGTACCAGCAACTGCGGGAACATCAATCTCGATGCTGCCGGAAGTAGAGCCGTTAATCTTGAGTCCCATTAGGATGCACCTCCTTCAAGTGCGGTAAGACGGGTTTCGAGCTGTTCGATGCGCTCCTTGCTTTCCTTGAGAGCTGCAACAAGAAGAGGGATAACCTCTGTGTAACGCAGATTTAGAGTTTGATCTGCATCATCCTCAGCAAACACTGCTTCAGGCAATACAGTTTGGACATCCTGCGCAATCAGGAAGCTGCGCGATTTTTGGGGCTCATCAGTCAAATACCGTCCGGTACACGCACGCAAGCCGGCAATCTTAGATAGACCATTTTCAATCGGCGTAAGGTCTGTTTTCTGTCGTTCGTCGGACAGGGTGCTCCATGATGTCGCGCCGTTCGCCAGCTGTACACCTGTCGTGCCACTAAAAAGGGTGCTTGTGCCAGTAGCAATTTTCAAGGAATACGCATGGATATGTCCATTTTCATAACCAGTACCTGAGTCCGCAAAGCCAATAGCGGGGTTATTGCCTGCGTGCTTTGTTACTACTAGGCGAGCGGTTTGGTCCTCTGCTTTAACATCAAGCGCATATGCAGGACTCCTGCCAATACCAACTTGCCCTGAGCTATTGATCCTCATCCGCTCATTATTGCCGTTTGTATTAAACGACATAAAGTCAGAAGACTGATCATACGAAATCTGACCTTTATATGAGCCGGCATCTCCTGAATCTGTGCTGTCTGTAAATACGATGCGACTATCACCGTCAGTCGCGGATCTAAGCTCTAGCGATGTAGTACCGCTAGAAGTTGCAATCGTTACTCGCCTGTTATCAAAAGCACCCGCGGTAGATGTGCCAACTAACAGCCGCCCGCTGCTATCAACCGTCGCCCGAGTCGTGCCGCCCGTGACAAGGTTGACCGTATCAGTGCCGAAACTGATGCCGGTGTTCGTGTCAGTGCCCTGAAGCGCAGGCGTCCCAGCAGAGCCGTTGACCCCTGAAACTCCGTTGTCGCCGTCGAGAGTTAGTGCCATGGCTCAAACAATAGTCCAGGTGGAACCGGAAGGAATAGTGACCGTGACTCCTGAGTTAATCGTAATCGGACCAGCCGACATCGCATTAGTCGATGCGGTAATCGTGTAGTCCGAAGTTACGGTCTGCCCGTTTTCGTAAAACACGGCGTCAGATCCACCGCCTGATGCGCCACCGCCACCACCAATCGCGCCCCAAGCGCTGCCGTCATACCCTTCAAATGTGGTGTCGTCCGTGTTGAAACGGATCATGCCCGCACTTGGAGTGCCGGGGCGTTCGGCAGCAGTACCAGACGCCACATCAATGGCGCCCGTGCCAGTCATGCTGATATTGCCAGCAGACGTGACCGTGCCGGTAAAGCTCGGGGATGCCAGCGTTGCCAACCCAAGGTTGGTGTCAGCCAGCGTTCCAACGACCACCCACGCCGAGTTAGCCGCGTTGCGCAGCTTCAACTGACCGTTTGTTGTGTCCGCCCACCACTGGAAGGCGTAAGTCGTTGCCGGCTCAGTGGTATCGCTGTTATTGCTAACGATTGCCGCAAGGGCATTGTTCAAATCTGAACGGACTGCCGCGCCCGTTCCATTAGCAATCACATAGTCGTGGGTTGCCAAGGCGCTGCCCTATGTGCTCAATGTCAGCACTTTAGCCGACTCGTCCATACCCAGTTGCACTCCAGTTGAAGTTACGGGAGATGCTGGCGTCGCTGGAATTTTTGAAGTGGACGGTGAAGCCAGAGCCGCTAACGCCGCTGACCTCGAAGTAATCACCGCTCTGCATGTTCTGCGCCGTAATGCCAATCGTCGGCAAGGTGCTATCCACGCCACCCAACAGGGAAGTGCCGGTGAAGAAATTGTTGGCGAAGCTGACTGCTGTTGCCCCAGCAGAACTGGTCACGGTCGTTGTGCTTTGATCCGTGCGGCGTTGGAACGTTGCCCGGTATCCCAGCTCGTCGATCAGGATGTTTTGGTCAGCGTCGGTTGACTGGAGCTGAGCGCGGAACTGGAATGCCCGTCCCCTAAACGTGCCGTTGACGAAGTTCTGCCAATCGCCCCAAGTAGGCGTGCCGGCGGGATCGTCGTTGGTGCGGCGCAGTTGCAGGGTTGCGTTCACCGAATCCACAACGTCGCCATCGAAGCTGTCCCAGTCATCGACGTTTTCGGTGCGATTGTCCAGCAGGTCAGCCGGGTAGAAACCGCGAGTGACGAAGCGCCGCTGTAGGTCAACCGAGTAAATCGCCTCAAGATCCAGCGTGTCGTCAAACTCGTAAGTCGCGCTGTTCAGGACATCGCCAAGGAAATCGAAGTTGGGCAGGTCGTCAAAATCATCCTCGTCGTCAATGTCGGCGTCGCCATCAATCGCCAAGGCGTCGTACTCATCGCTATAGAAGCAATCAGTTTTTGTGCCTTGGAACGGGGGAACGTCTTGGTCCTCCCGGCGGTTGTTGATAAGAAACTCGCCCAGGGCATCGGGGAAGTCGATGATGACGCTGGTGGCGTTAGTGCTCTGGCGTCCGCCGTCATCCTCAAACTTGACCAGGACTTCACCTTCAACCGCTGGGATCGTTGCTTCGGTGGAGTTGCCGGCAATCGCCTCGATCAGGTCAACCGAATTACTCCAGGTGCCCGTGCCATCCGTCAGGCTGCTGTGGCGGATATAAACCTTGCCGCCAGCCACCACGTCCACATCAGTGGAAACGTCCCAGCGCAGTCGCCCGGTATTGGCGTTAATCCGCTCGAATGACAGGTTCTGAACGTCGCCGGGAACAGCGGTTTTGCCAATCGCGGTGAAAGTGAACTCCGTGAAGTCGGTCGATTGGCGACCCAGTGAGTTAATCGAGTAGATCTCAAAGACGTAATCACCGGCGCGGGTGTCCAGGATTTCAACGTCCGGTCTACCCGCAACAACTTCCTGCCAGTTGTCGTTATCAGCCCTATAGCGAACCTTGTACTGCGGAACGCCTTTAATCGATTGCCAGCTCAAGATGATCTTGACTTTTGCCTTGTCGTTTTGGGTGTAAAACTTCTCGCTTGCTTTTGGTGAATCTGGCGGGCTTGGGATCAGGTTGAGATTGCTGATCGTGCGGGTTTGGAGCTGGAAGCCCCGTTCCACATAGTCGTACTTGCTGGAGTTGTACTTCAGTCCGGTGATTTCATAGAGATGCCCTTCCTTTTCCTTGACGGTCAGGATGCGATATTGCTGGCTCTGAACTGAGTCGGTTTGCAGGATCCAGATACTGTTTGCGTTCGGGGCGCTGCTGAAGTCAGATGCAACAGTGATTGCCGTGCCGCTGCGGCTAGAGATTGAGCGGGTTTCCATTGACCCGTCAGACAACAGCACCGATAACGTGCCCGTGTTTGTAGGCAAACCTTCCGCATCATCAACTGTGATGACCTGAGCGGTGGCGCTGCTGATCCTGCCGCCGTAACGAACGCCAGCACGGACGGGATCCTGTACGTCAACAACCGCGCCAGGGCGAATCAATGCGCCAGCATCAATCGAGGCGGTGAAGCTGATAACTTCTGTTTCCTGCTGTTCGCTAAACAGAATCCATTGCCCCAGCCGGTTGGCTTGACCGCGTGAAGTGCAGGCAAAGGCGCGAATCTGGGTCGTAACCACGCCGTATTTGCCGATGGCATCCCGGTCTTCGACAACTTCGTAATTCAGCTCACGGGTTTCAAGGTCCAGGTATGCAACGACTGCGACCGTGTGGCGGGTCTTCAGGTCAGAGCCCGCATAGCTGAAGCCAGGCTCCAGCACGTTGGAGCGGTTGAACAAATAGCTCGAATCAGTTGGCTTGTCTTGCGTAATCGTTAGCGATCCAGTGGACCAATACGGCTGACAACGCATGACCGAGCAAAGGTCATTGATCAGCTTGTATGCCTCGTATTGGTTTTGAATCAGCGCGTTGCACTGGAAGCGTGGTTCTGTTCCACCGAAGCCATCATCGACAAGCCCGTTGCAATACTGACTTGCGGAATAGAACGCAAACTTGTCAAGCTGCCCCTCAACAATGTGATCCCCAAAGCCGTAGCGCTTGCTAATCAGCAAGTCATACAAAATCCACGCGGGATCTTTGCACCATTGGGCAGCGCCAAACGTCCCAGTCCATGTGCCGCTGTAGGTAACCCTGCCGGTATCAGAATCGACGGTGGCGTTATCGGGCAGCTTGACTTTGATGCCACGGATTCGGTAAGACCGCGCCGGGATGGAGTTGAACTGGTCTGCTGAAAAGCGGATTGCAGCAAGCGCACTGTTGGGGTAGCGCAACTTTTCGTAGATCAGCTCGGTATAAGCGACAAAGAAAGTTGGGCTAACGTTTTGGTCGGTGCTGTCATCTGAAACCCGGACGACACGAATATCGACGGGGAATGCTCCATCCAGTGTGATCAGGTAATCCCGTTCGTATTTATCTGCCGTGCGACCGCTGATCGTGTCAGTCTTGACGGTGGTGAAGCCGCCGCCGTTGTACTGAACTTGAAACGACATTTCGACGCTCGTGCCAAGAACGTCACCTTCAGGTGTGCCGCGCTCCAAGCGGGAAATTGCCAAGCTGATGCGGACTGCATCAACGTTTGTGTCAGTAATCTGCCGGGTAACTGGAGTGTCTTTTTTGACCTCGGTGTTGACTGATTTGATGTCCTCAACCGCGCCAAAGCCGTCGATATAGCTCTGGGCGTTGGTGCCGTAGCGAGCTTTAACCGTGACGCCCTTAAAGTTGTAATCCGAATCCGTGAGATTGGTTACGTCTGCCCCAGAGCGCAGAACAGGCGTGTCGGTCAGATAAACATCTTTCAGCAGCGCCAAGTTGTAATTGGTGGTGCCGCGTGTGTAGGCACGGGCAGAAGGGAAGCCTTCAATCTCGCCTTCGCTCAGTAGGTCGAGCAGGTTGGCGTGGGCTGTAGACGCCAGGTTGTCGCTTTCACGGGTTGGCGTCCGGGTTGCAGGTGGTGCGGACTGCTGGACAACAACGGTTTGCTGAACGACCGTTTGACCACCGCCACCTCCGCCGCCGCCACCGCCGGCACCAATGATCTGCTTGGTTTCTTTCTCAGCCATGATCAGATCGTGTCAACGTCGATGCCGGCAGAAATCACCACCGAGCCAATGATGGTTTCGCCGTAGACCACAGGGACCGGAACGCCCTGTTTGCTGGTGTTCTGAATCCCACTGAAGCTATAAGACTCCTGAGGGTCAAACTCCGTTCCTTCAGTAGATGTTTGCCTCCGTCCCGTTCCACCGACACCCCCGAGAGGACCAAGAGTTCCTAACTGAGGCGTGGGACTAAGAAGCTGAGCAACACCGCCAAGAATCAAAGAAACACCGATAGTGCCGACAATGCTGGTAACAACCGCCATCGTTCCAGCTGCTCCGCTGGTTACGGCACCCGCGCCCAGTCCCAAAAAGCCGCCAATAGTCGGTGCGAACACGATTGCTGCTGCCACTAATGCAACACCGGCAATAATTTTTCCGACGCCACCACCGGCACCACCCAGGACCGGGACGATCTGAATGCGCTGAGATGCAGGATTATTGATTTCGTCTACGTCTGATTCGTAGTTATCAACGATCACCTTGTAATGCTGGTCAGCCATGTGCTGTTCCAGTCCTGGGAAATTAGCCAGCAGCATTCGGATTGCTTCGCCAGCACTATTGATCTCAGCTAAAAACCGCCGCTGCCCTACAAACTTTGCGAGGGCTCCGTATAGCTTGACTTCACGCACCATACCGAAGCACCCTGCCAGTGCATTTTAGGAGCCACTCGCCCAATAAATCACGGCTGGACAGGCGACCGCGTAAATGGTGCAACACCATCTGATCACCGATGTAGACGCCGACGTGGTTCAGCTTGTTTGAGTCGATTGCCATCAGCAGCGCGTCACCAGGCTGCATCTCCTCAATATCGACCTTGTAAAACCCGATGTCCTGCCAGCAGTCATCAAACATCGGATTCTCGTTGAACTCCTCAGGTGTGGTCGGGCGGTCCCAATCGCGCAACTCAATTCCCTGTTCGGCGTACCAGTCGCGAACTAGCGTCCAGCAGTCAGTCACGCCCCAGACCCGTTCCCGCCCGATTAGCGGTGCTTTGTAGCCCTCAGGCTCGCAGCTTCCCCATTGCTCCGTTTTGGGATTGACGATGTACCAGGGCAAGCCGGATTTCTCGCACGCCAGCCGATCAGCTTGGCTCGGGATTGGCGGGGTGACTGGGTGGCTGTGGATGACGGCGGTGACTTCGCCTTTGTCCTCTGCTGCTGCGTAGTCAGCGGGGTCAAGGATGAAAAACTCGTTGCCTTCCGCCAAGTTCTTACACGGGACGTAATGCTCCCGTCCTTTGACGACGACCAGCAAACCGCAGGCTTCGCGTGGGTCCTCCGCCTTTGCGTGCTCCAGTGCTTTTGCCTTAGCGGTTGCCTTCATCCGTTAAATGCGCCGATGCCGGGGAATCCGCCGAACGGCAATTCGTTATTTGACCCAAACCTAATCTGACAGCTCGAAAGACGCTTGCCGCATACGTCCAGACCAGAACCTGTTACAGCCTTGTCGTTCTCGTCGAAATACTTGGTGCCGCTATACCCGCACTCTGAACCCTTGTAAATCCAAGGGCAAAGATTGGCGTTGCACTGACGTTTCGGAGCACGGACCCCAGCAAGATCGAATACTGCCGCCATCTCGAACTGGACAGCGTCACGAGTTTCACTGATCTTGCGGGCAACGTAATAGATCTCGTCGGGCAGCTTGGCAGTAGTGTCCGGCGTCCCAAAAGGATTGGTACCACCCTCAAAGTTCACCGCGTCTATGTAGCGGACCAAAGTGCGGATCCGCGTCAGCTTTGCGCCAGTCAGATCATTACCAGGGGTGGCTTCGTTGACGCCCAGCAGGATTGCAGTGATGCCGCCGAGCAGGTTGGAGACAGTAATTGTCGGACGTGGCGGGCTGCCGCTTTCGGCGTTGTACTCAAAACCCTCAACTTCAATCGGAAACTTTTGATATTCGTCACCGTCCCAGGTGATGTTCTGCAGCCCAGAACCAACGTCGTTGATGCCTGCGTGGAATCGGTAGGTATAAGCAGACCCATGGATATTGGCAAACAGCTCCAGTGAGAACAGCTCGATAACGCTGCTCGGGTTGATCTTTTGAAGCTCGGAAAAAGGGACCGCCATCAGGGTTCAAATACTTGCCGGAAGGTGGCTGTGATCGTGGCGCGGTTGTTATACGGAATCGTCTTGTTCCACTCGGGGCAGATCCATTTGTAGGACGTGGTTTCGTCTAGCGGGGTCCAGTCGAAGCTGGCAGAATCCTCGGCGCGAGCGTTCAAGAACGTTTCGATGGTGTCGGCATCGGTTTCGGACACTTCCCAAGTCAGGTTCCATTCCTTCGGGTTCATGTGCGAAGGGATGCCGTACAGCAGGCGCTGTTGGTAGCCATCGCCGAATTGCACCGTGCGGGTGTTGGGGCGGCTGGTCTTTTGGGCGCCGTAGCGGGGAGTGATCGAGGGGAAAGTGGCCATTACGCGAGTAAGCCTCCGGGACGTTTCTGTTTGATCAGCTCTTGGCGGATGGCAACGCCGATGGCCTCGCCCAGACGCTTGGAGTCGTCCCCATTGCCTTGGACACTGGATCCGGTTGCATCCACATTAACGACGATGTTGCTGCCGCCCATTGCGTGGTTCGGGACGATGTTGCCGCTGGCGCCAGGGACAAACAACTCGGGGCCGCGCTCGCCAACTAAGTACGGAGTATTGGCAGAAACTGAGCCGCCCCTGGCCTTGCCGCCACCAAAACTGGAAAGCGTAAGCCCTGTGCTGTCGTTGTAAGCGCTAAATCCAGAAATGTCCGGGGTACTGCTAGTTCCCCCGCTGCCTCCGCCCATTCCAGCGAACATCCGAGCAACACCGATTGCGATGTACTGCGCAATCATTTGCTTGGCGACGTTCATCAGCATCTGGGAAACTTCCTGAAGGAAACTTGCAAAAGCGTCCCGTGCGCTCTTTGTACCTTCAGCAACTGACATGACACTGTCAAACAAACTGTCGGTTACAGGTTCTGTTAGTGCCAGTGTTTCCCTGTAACGATCCTGGAATGCAATCAGATCGTTCAAAACCTTTGTATTTTCTTGGTAAACAGCAAGCCCTTTTTCGAGATCAGAGATTTTGCGTAACTCAGCATTTCTCTGGTCTTGACTTAGATCCAGATAATGCTGTTGATAGTTTGCGCGCCTGTCGTCAATCTCGCTCAGCCTCGTAGTTATTTCTAGCTCTCGCTCCATGTTGCGGATACGTTCCGCCTGAGCGCTACCCGCAAAAGGACCGATAGGGATTGCTCCGGCTTGGCTGATGCGAATGCCAAATTGACCTTGCTGCTGACTTAGCGCTCGTTGGGCTTGTTGCTGGGCTTCGGCAACGGCTAATTGGTATTGAGCACGTCTTTCACGTGTAATTAGCTGTTCATTCGAGTACGCCTGTTCGCGAAGTGTGCGCTCCAAGCCAAACTGCTGGATCAGTGTGTTTTGTACCTCAACCTCGTTCTTACCTAGTAGACGCAAAGCATTTCGCACATCTGCAATCTCTTGGTCTAAGAATAAATTTTTTGCGAGAATATCTAGGCGTTTTGTTGCGCCCGCAACAGTACCCTCAGTAAAAGTCAGTTCCTTTAATTTTTCATTAGTAATAGCTTTGCCCAGCTCCAGTGAACGGACAAGGTTTTCATCTGTTTCGCGTCTGATTGCACGCTCAGCCAAGATGCGTGCGTTTTCTTGGGCCGCTCTGGCTGCTTCCTGTTGCTGCTGGAGTTGTTTTTGCTGTAGCTCAAGTATTTCCTTTTCTTCTCCCTTTGCTCCCGCTTTTAGGCGGATTTGAACCACTGCAAGCTCATTAGCTATTTGCTGAACGGCAATAGAACTCTGTTGCACTGCCAAAGTGTCACGTCGAGCAGTTAGCTCCATCTTTACCGTGTCTGCTTTTAGCCTTTCAAGGCCGACAATGTTATTGGTAACTGTTTCAATGCTGGTTTGAAGTTGTTTATTTTCATTAAATACTTCTTGCTGCTCCTGAAGTAATTCAAGTTGTTGTTTGTACGGAGAAATTGCGGCGGATCTAGCCCCGGAAGCTTCCAGTGTGGCGATGGTGCTCTGGAGAGTTGAGATCTTGCCTGCCCGTGCTTGCGCTTCGGCTGAGGTGCCCGTAGGCATTCCCAATGTTGCATTTATTGCCTTTACAAAAGGCGTAAGAATATCTGCAGCTCCAGCGCCTAGTGTTGTTTTTAGTTGCTCAAAAGAGTTGGCTAGCCGGACAGTTTCTTCCCCTAAGCGCTGAAAACTTTCGACGCCTTTTTTGCCAATAAGTCCTTCTAGGCGTTGCTGGGCAGCTGCTGTGCCTGCTTCAGGTATACCAAGGCGCTCGGCAAATCCAATTTGGCGTCCAAGAGGTGTTCTTGTTACGCCGATAGCACGAGTTGTTGCAGCAAGACTGTCGGTTGCAGAGTCGAGTGCAACGGCAAACTTTGCTAAACCTCCGACAAGTTTGTCGAGCTGCTGGCCAAAGGCGCTTGCAATGATGCTGCCGCCAAATCCGCCAAGCGCGCCACCAACAAGGCCGCCGATAACGGCGCCAGGTCCGCCTCCAAATAGCAGTGGAAAGCCGACGCCGGTTGCGATGTCGGTAAACTTGCGGCCGCCAGCTTGTTTTGAAGCTCGGGCGTCTCTAGCGTTTTTGCTTGCCTGTGCACGGGCTTCGCGTTGGATGGCACGAGCGTTTCTTTCTCGCGCCGCAGCCTCTTGCAATTTTGCGTCCCGCCTCTGACGTAAAACACGCAGATTTATGGCGCGGCGCTCTAATTGGGCAGCCCGTTCCTCGACAGACTGCATACCTTTGTACGCGCGGATGACATTCTCCGCCGCAATCTCCATTTGTTTAAGTTGCCTTTCTTGGTTATGAGCGGCAATCGTAAAGTTTTTGAATTCTGTGCTAGTTAAGTCAACGTTTGCAGCCAGTTGCTTAAAAGCAGCTTCAGCAGCTTGTGCATTGCTGATCGTACTTTTAATAACTTTGCCGGTGTTGACTGACTCTCTAGCTAAATCCTTAAAGGGTTTTATTGCTTTGCGGATGTCATCCCCAAGTTTGCCTGCGCCAGGTTTATCGAGTTTGATCTGACTTATTCTCTTGGCGAGTGCTTCTAGCTGCTCAGCACTTTTAATCGCCTTTTCAACGCGGTTTTGGCCGCGCAGCTGCAGCTCCAGGCTGATAGGAAAATTTGCCACAGCTGCTCTTACAAGCTATAGGGCTATATTACCGGCTGCCCATGGTTTGCGCCCCACGGGCAGTCTTAGCCCGCTGCATAGCGCGCTCCTCCTGCTCGCCCTTGAGTTCAAAATACGCAGCCCAGCCAACCAGCTCTTCTTGCGATAGCTGGCGCGTAAGTGTCCCGACTGTCATCCCTAATTCCTTGGCGAGGAAAAAGATGAAGTACCAGTCGCTACTAGCTTTTTAGGGACGCCTTCGCTTCCTCCACCTTGTTCTCTGCTCCAGAGGTCAGCATGGCCAGCTGGATCTCTTGCAAAATTGACGCATCTACCTCGCGACGCAAGCTGGCGCGCTCCCCATCTTGGAAAAGACGCTTACCGTCTTTGTCCAATGCTTTTTCGATCATCAGACTCAAGGCAAAATCGCCCGCATCATCAGAGTCGCTTTTCTTCTGGATGGATTCTCGCTCGGCAATGGTCAGAGGGTGCCAGTAAATCTCCAGCACAACCTCCCCGTCAACCTTGACTTCGTGGCGGTACAGCTGGCTGACACCGAACTTGTTCTTGAGAAGCTCTGCAGCTCGCATTTCGTTGAATGATTCGCTTGTAATCTACTGTACTATGCAACAGCCGTAAATCCGCACGAAATAACACCGATAAAGTGCGAGCGATCCTCCGCGTTCAAGGGCGTGGGTCCCACGACATCCAGCACTCGGGGATTGATGCTGTAGGTATCGGTGTATCCGCTTGCGTTGACTGAGGTCAGACCGTCAATCACTGCTTCGCTAATTGCAGACAGCACTGACGTTCCAGCGTTCTTCGGGACGTACACATTGCACTGGATCGTGCCTGAGTAGTAGTCCTGAGCGGCACCTTGGTTTTGCAGAGTGGCTTGGCTGAAATTGACTGACATCAAAATGTATTTCTCGCTTTTTCCCGGGCGGGTATACGCGACGTTGTCGTACACCATGCGCACATCGCTGTCCGCATCGGAAACGGCGTCTGTAACCGCCTTCTCAAAAGCGGCGCGGGCTTTTACAAGAGTCATAACTTAGATCTTGTCATAGTCAATGTACTGACGACCGGAATACGCGCCAATCAAACCTCGACCTGCAACCTGGATGGCACCGCGCCGTCTGCCAGCAAAAGCTGTTTGTACGGCCTGCTTCAACTTGTAACCCTGCACGTATCGTTGGATGCGGCCATCTTCTAAGGCAAATACAGCATAGTCAACCGTATTTCCGATAAATACGGGTTGCGTGTATCTAAACGCCGGGGCCAAATACCGAGGTTTGATGACTGAGTTCAATCCTTTAAGGCTGGTAGCTACGTATTGGTTTCCTTTCGAGTCCCGTGCTTTTTTAAGGCTGGCCCAAGGCTCAAACAGCATGATGTCATCTTCGGCCTGAGGCTTCTTGGTTGATGCAAGCCAGCTGGAAGCGAAAAAGCCTGTATCCACAGGGCTAACCTCACGAGTGGCTAGTTCGCTTAGTACCGTTGCTATAAGACTGTTATAGGCCTCGTCTAGGCTCGATTGAAGATAAGTCCTTATCTGAGAGCCTACCGATTTAGTCCTGGCCATTAGAAACGCACCAGCAGAATGTAAAGATACTCTTGACCGCCGCGATACGTGCGAATATCGGTGATTTGTGCGGTCCGGGAAGCACCTGCGTAAGTAAGCGTTACCTGATCTTCAAAAGTCGGTTGGTTTCCGCCAATCAGATCTGGCGTTATATAAATCTTGGCCTGGCGTTCTTCGCGCCCTTCCTCTTCTTCCGAAAGAATAAATTCGACAGGGACTTTGATACTGGAGTAGCTGGTATCGGTTGTGGTTAGTGCTCCGGTGGCGTAGTTGTAGCTCGGGGATGCCTTGCGGGTGTAAGTGATGCTGGTGTCGAGGGCAGTACCAAGGTCTGCAACCACCGATTTGGCGATTGCTTTGAAGGCTGTGTCGAGTGCGCC